CAAGACAACTGGAAAGCCTTACGCTTTCTGGGCATGCCCGACTCCGCAGGGGACACCCGACCAATGCAAGCCAGTAAACTAAAGAAACATTAATGAGTCGTAGCCATCAAGTCACAACGTCTAGGTGGCTACGCTCGTTCTTTACAGAAGGGAATGGAACAGGATGCGTACACTTGTCCGCTCAGTTGGTCGTCCCAGTATTGGTGGAGAACCGTTACCTAGTTGTTTCAAAGCGTTCGAAGCAAACAAGATTATCATCAGACGCTCTGAAGTTTCGATGTTTGCAGCAGCCCCAGGTGTAGGAAAATCAACACTTGCTCTTGCTTTAGCATTGAAGATGAAGGTTCCAACACTTTATATATCAGCAGATACCAACGCACACACTATGGCTATGAGATTAGCCTCAATGATTTCAGGTAAGTCGCAGTCAGATGTAGAACAGTTAATGAATGTCGACCTTGGTTGGACTAAAGCAACACTTGCTAAGGGTTCACACATTGTATGGTCATTTGAATCAGCACCATCTCTCCAAGATATTGATGAAGAAGTGCAAGCGTTCGAAGAATTGTGGGGATGCCCACCAGTTTTAATTATAGTAGATAACTTAATGGATGTTGCCACCGATGGTGGCGAAGAGTTTGCATCAATGCGTGCAATCATGAAGGAGTTGAAGTATCTTGCGAGAGCGACTAACGCTGCAGTGGTTGTACTACACCACACTTCGGAGGCTGTCCAAGGCAGCCCGTGCCAACCGCGTTCCGCGATTCAAGGTAAAGTTGCTCAACTTCCTGCTCTTATATGTACCCTCGGCGTTGTTGGTACTTCTATGGGTGTTGCACCTGTTAAGAATAGATACGGTAGGGCTGACGCAGGAGGAGGACTCATGACTTGGGTCGCATTTAATCCAGAGTACATGTTCATCGACGACATTCCTGAGAACGCATGACAACTAGAAAATCACACAAGGCTAGAGGGGCAACATATGAAACAGACATTAGAGACTGGTTTCGAGCAAATGGATACGACGCTGAGCGCCTTGCTAGAACAGGTGCAAGAGATGAGGGCGATGTTGTTGTCCGCTCAGACTTCCTTGGTAGCATTGGCGTTATCGAATGTAAAGCACCAGGTGCGGGCAACGCCATTGACCTCAGTGGATGGACCAAAGAAGCCCAACTTGAAGCCCTACACTACGCAGAAGCACGCGGACTTACCCGAACACAGGTAATGCCAGCAGTTTTAATTAAAGCAAGAGGCAAGTCAATAGCGGATTCGTATTTAGTATTAAGGTTGGGAGATATATTCGGTGAATGATTTGCCCAGCATCAAGGCTGTGCTTGAGCACTACGGTGCCAGCATACGTCGAGACCATGGGCAAGCCAATCTAAAGTGTCCCTTTCATGGTGATAGTCATCAATCAGGTACTGCAAACTTAGATAAGAATCTATTCGTTTGCTTTGCATGTGGTGTACAAGGAAACAGTTTACAAATTATAGCACAACAGGAAAGGTGTGACATACGTGAGGCAGCAAAATTCGCAGAAGGAACTCTTGGGCATAGCGTCCAGAAAGTACCAGGAAAGCATCTATCAGGCCGAGGATTACCTGCGAAGCAGGGGAATCTCTCTAGAGGTAGCACGGCTGGCTCGATTAGGCGTAGTCGAGGAGCCTGAACCAGGGCATGAAGCATACACTGGTCGCTTATCTATACCATATATAACTAAGAGTGGTATTGTCGACATAAGATTTCGTTCATTGAATCCAGCAGTTGAACCAAAGTATATGGGTATGACTGGTGTAGATACAAAGATGTATAATGTATTAGACATTGAACGAGCAGGTGATTGGATTGGAGTATGCGAAGGTGAACTTGATACTCTTACTATGTCTCGTTGTGTTGGCATACCTTGCGTTGGAGTACCAGGTTCAAACAGTTGGAAGAAACATTACACACGTTTGCTCGCTGACTTCGAACGAGTCTTTGTATTTGCAGACGGTGATGGACCAGGTAGAGAATTCGCAAACAGTCTTGCTAGAGAATTGCCAGTCACTGTTGTTGGATTCGGTGACGGGGAAGATGCTAATTCAGCATACACTAAATACGGAGCAGGGTTTATTAAAGAAAAGATGGGGTTAAATGATGGCACAATATGACAGCAAGTGTCCTGAGTGCGGTGAAGAATTTAATAACGTCTTCGAAGCAACTGACCACCTCTTAGAAGAAGATGAAGAGTTTGACCCAGCATTAATCCTACCCAATGGGTATAGGTTGATGATAGGTTCTTTACTTCGTTGCTTGTATAACCATGCAGATAGCCCAGAGATGATTGAAGATGTGGTGCAATCCACGTATGCAACATTGTTTGCAGCGGAAAGCAAACCCGAGGTATTGGGTAGTGTAATAGAAGATATAATTGTCGGCTCTAGTATGAATGGTTTGGATGATGAACTCAAAAAACTCTTGGAAGATGGAAAATGAGGAGATATGGCAGATTATAAACTACCTCACAGAGATTGGCCTACCTATGAAGTCAGTAGTGAAGGACGGCGCATACTTAAAGATAGCCGTGGAGATTCCGATATTAAGCGCGAACTCCACCTCGAAACACACTTAAGTAATACGTGGCACGAACTCGCTGACTTGTTGGTAAGCAAGCACAGGGACTATGGCCCAAAGAATATATCGTTAGCACCTGGCGGTGCAATCAATGGCTTACGTGTACGTATGCATGATAAGTTAGCAAGAATAAACAACCTGGTTGATAGTGGTGTCGACCCAGAGCACGAGTCCTTAGAAGATTCCTTCAAGGATATGGCAAACTATGCAGTCATTGGACTGCTGGTTCTACGAAAGCAATGGGATAATGATAGTAACTTTAACCAAGGATGAAGTAAGAGTATGTGCTAACCTAGCAGTTGAACGTTGGCTTGCTAAGATGGGCTCGACTGACCGCCCTAACTATGCAGCAGGTAAACGATTAGGTAAGTTAGAACCTGAGATTAATGCTAACATCAGAGCGAACGTTGCTGAGTGGGCAGTAGCCCGCACTTATAATATGCATTGGTCTGTACCATGGTATCCTAACGAACTTCATCGTCAGCGTAAGGACATCCCTGATGTTGGTGATGTAGAGGTACGCACAGTACGCACACGTGACTCTATTCCATTCTGGAAAAAAGATGCAGGGCGTACAATCTTTGGCGTTAAAGTTACAGATGAAGAATATTATTCTACTGTAGAAATCTATGGTTCATTCAAAGCCAATGATTATATGACTGATGAATACTACCAAGCAGACATTGATGGATGGCGTGTGCCACTATCACAGATACAGGAAGTGATTGTAGCATAATGGATTGGGAAAGGATTGAACCCTGGGATTATATTGTTGTTGCTGTTGCAAGCCAGTACCATAGTAAATATCCTATAGTAGAACTTGAAGATATAAAGCAATCTTTATATCAATGGTTTCTTGAGCACCCAAATAAACTTAATGAGTGGGAAGCAATAGGTGGAAGAGATGCAAAGAACTTAATCTATCGTAGCCTTCGCAACCAAGCATTGGATTACTGCCAAAGGTGGAAGGCTAAGACTAATGGCTATGAGTTGTCCGATATTTTTTACTACAATCCTGAGGTTGTTGAAATCTTAATGCCCTCTGTTCTAAGGCGTGACCTCACAGTCACACCACAACTTAACTTAGATAGTACCAGTGGAGGTGGCACACCCTCTGAGGGTGGCAACCTTATGTCTATGATGATTGAGATTGATGTTGCTTATAATAAGTTAAGTAATGGTGACAAGCATGTATTGTTCTTGCGTTATGGTGAACAGGCAGACTACCATGAAATGGCAGATGTCATGGAACTAGGCACAGATGACGCTGCGCGTATGCGTGTTAAGCGTGCGCTGTCTCGCCTTATAAATAAATTGGGTGGGTTTAGACCCTTCAAAGATGAAGACTCATCCGAAGAAGCCGAGACTGTATCAGAGGTCGAGGTATCAAAGGAGGAATCCGATAGTGAAAATGATTAGAAGAAAAATTAATGTCATCATTGGGCTCAGGCCACCAAGCCATGCAAATAGGCTGAACCCTATTGTAAACTTGGTTGCCTTGAACTTTCCTGCGCTACTCAATTACTTCCCAAGGATTACTTGAATCTAATTCCTCAGCAAGCAAACCCTCTAAGTCCATCTCCGCTGGGTCTATATGCATTGACTCCCCATTTATATTATAGAACTCTTCAATCTCTTTCATGC